AACGCTTCGTCTATATGTGCCCACGTATGATTTGAAAGCAGGGTGTAAAGTTTAAACGGAATGTATATCATTATATCTTTTTGTTTTCGACGTGCAATTAGTATCCAGAATGGAACTTGTGCTTCTATTTTTTCTCTCTCGCACTGCTCGAAGAATTGTTTGTATTTTGGATTCTGCTTTCCTACTCTGTCGACCATATCAAAAGGTGATTGTCCGGGGTATCCTGTTTTGAGTTCAATCGTTGCTAGTTCAATAAGTGGTTGTCCTATAGGATCCGCAATAGCTATATCCCCGTAATTACCATGTGTTGTTAATCCTTTTTTGTTCCGAACAGTAGCTCTTCCCCCACTCATAGAGCTTCGCCAAAATACATCGGATCTTTTATCATCTGTCCACCACTTACTCAAAGTGAAGCATATGTCTCTTTCAAATTGACTTCCTTTGCCTTTACCCTTAGCCATCAGAACTCCTATTTCCAAGGAAATGGATTTATATCGTTGAAACTTTTGAACCCCAATTGTTTACAAACTCTCTTCCACCCTTCAATACTCAATTCATCTTTTTCAATTTTGAATTTAGGGGTTCCTTTGAAAGGGAGTTTCACAAGGGTTTTATTTCGCTTGATGATCTCTTTACCTTTATCATTTGTGATAAAGTGATTCGCTTTTGTTTTTGTTCCTAATTCCCCAGTTATATATTTAATAGCTGTCTTCTCACCAACTCCTATAACCCCTCCTACATTATCTGTAGAACATCCTGCAATCGCTTTAACCATAGCCCACTGACTCGCATGTATCCCATATTTCTGTGTGAATCCCTGCAACGTCAATTCTTTTTGTGAACTTGGACTGTAGAATGTGACATTGTGTGAGATGCATTGATATAAGTCTTGATCGGCTGTGACAAGAATCCCTCTATCTTCTGTTTTGTACTTTGTCAGTTTATTAGCCAAAGACGCCATAATGTCATCAGCTTCCAATCCTTTAACTTGAAATATGTTTCTATATCCAATCTCTGATAGATATTTTTTTCGTAGTTGCACAATTTGATATTGAAACGCCATTTCAAATTCAAACTCTTCATCTGTCAATTCTTTTTTATGACGGTTGGCTTTGTATTCTGGATACAGTTTCTTGCGTCTGCTTGTTTTTGAATCGAAACAGAACAGTAGATTTCTGGTTCTGAATTTGTCTTGTAATCCAATCAAGTCTTTCAAAAATCCATAGATGATTGTGGTTGGAGTTCCCATATAACTCAAATCATTTCCCATCGCCCAACGAGTACGATAGCACAAATATTTAACATCAATAATTAGATAGATTTTACTCATGTTTCTTTATCTCATCTCTTTTGAGTGATTTTGGCATACCCCATTTTCGTTTGTATTTACGATTTGCTTCATGTTGCAACCGTCGTTTCGTTTTTATCATTCGTTTCTTCTCGGCACTTGTCATGGCTTCACCTCTTTCTGCATAACGAGTGTGTTATCCTCTAATCGTCGTATTGTGATTTTGTGCACCTCTGGCGATTGTAACGCACGTCGTACCTCTCTAGCAACATCGATGGGGCTGAGTAGTATTCGTTCCGGACCTAATGATATATTGTTGCTATCATATTTGAGCATGACTTCTCCTAGCATTTCTCATTGTATATGCGATGGATAATCTCAACTACCTTAGGTGTGTAGACTGTTGGTGGATGGTCAATAAGATTACTAATGAACTTGACTTCCCATTCAGACAACTTCTTCCCAAACATATCGATATGTTCTACTAACACTTTTGGATCAAAATCAGAGTCCATCGTTTTCTTTTTCATCACATTTCTCTTTCCAACATCGACAATATTCACCTTCATGTCCATACATAAAAGATTGTTGAGGACGTATGGCGTCTGGCAGCTTATTCTTGAAAAGCCAGTTGCATTCTCCTCTGTCTGCATTTTCATGTATAGGTTTGTAATAGTCACAATTTTTACATGTATGAATTGACATATCAGTCTCCATACTTAAACTTACGCTCTATTGTACACTGCTCTTCCACCTTCTCCCATATATTTGCTACTATTTCTATGAGATCCTTTTCCATCTCATGCTTTTCAATATAACTAACCAGTTTTTCTTTCAGCATCGACTTTTTGAATTCACTTGCATTAATCCTCCCACGCTTTACATCCCAATGCAATTCTTCCATCAAAAAGTCGATGCAACTTCCAATATCATCAATGCCAACACTGTCATAAATTGGAATCGTGATAGTGCGATCTTTCCCAGTCATTCTATTCTTTTTCACGCGAACCTTGCAATAGTTACCTAGCATTCGCTTCTTTGTCTTTTTGCTATCCCCAACTTTGATTGTCTTTACAATCTTCCCTTTTACAGAACTGCTGAATTCTAAACATGCATAGAAGCTAGGAGCATGTCCACCACTTCTAGTCTTCGTTGGTTGTCCATATCCCATTTTTAAGTTGTCTCTCGTTTGATTGATTACAATCAAGATGCTCTTATTTTTCTTCAATGGTGTGAGCAATTTTCTTAGATCCTGTGAATTGATCTTTGCTTTCCCATCTACCATCGTCCCACTTATTTTTTTGTTCTTCCTTGCTGCCTTTTTTCTTTCGTCAAATTTTTGCAATTCTTGTTGAGAAGTCAAAGAATCCATACTATCAAGAATGTAGATAAATGGTTTTTCCTGTAATAAAGCATCATCTACATTGAAATAGAAGTCTTCTAAAGTGTAGGATGCTACTGGTTTCTTTTTTACAACTCTAGGGGCTTCGATGCGTTTGGCAGTTCGTTTGCCAAAAAATCGTTCGATGTTCATCAAAGCCCCTTCTTCTCCATTGTCAAAAATAAAGCGATAGTCGTCAAAATTTTTGTTAATGGAAGCCTCGGCGAGACAAGTTAAACTCAGCCATGTTTTACCGCTTTGTGTATCCCCCACAAAATAGTAGTAATGTCCTTTTGCAAATCCCCAATAAGGATTACCACTAATGGCTAAGTTTAATAAAGTACTTCCTGTACTGACATAATCATTTGCTGTGAGAGGTACGATTGGTGTCTTCTTTAGCAATTGCTTTTTTATCTCTTTTGTTTTCATAGTACCTCAAAAAAAGCCCTGATACATACTAAACTCACACAAGTTTTTCTGTATCAGGGCCCCCAAAGGAGTTAGTAACACGTCAAAGGATTACTTCTTTTTATTCGGACGTCCTCGTTTCTTTGGAGCGGGCTTTTCCTCTTCCTCTTCGTCGTCTTCCTCTTCGTCGTCTTCGTCTTCGTCTTCGTCTTCGTCTTCGTCTTCGTCTTCTTCGTCCTCTTCTTCGTCGTCTTCGTCTTCGTCCTCGTCCTCTTCTTCGTCTTCGTCCTCGTCCTCTTCTTCGTCCTCGTCCTCGTCCTCTTCTTCTTCAACCTTTTTCTTTGCAGCCTTCTTTTTAACTACTTTCTTCTTTTTTGCAGCCTTCTCTTCCTCGTCTTCCAATGCTTCTTTAACCACTGCCAAAACAGCCGTTCGCAACTCATCAACATCATCGATCTCATCCAGATCGATTTCAGCCTCCAGATCATTGATAATGACAAATTTGCGAAGTTCCTTCTCCGACATCTTCTTTAGCTTCTTCACATCAGATTCCTTAAATGTTGTGGTTTTTGCTTCTTCGTCTTCTTCCATGCCCATTACAATCTTTTTCTGTTCTGCGTAACTTGGCTCCTTAATCAAGTCATCCAAACAAAGCACTTTCTTTTCAATTTCATCTGGGTCATAATCTTTACGTGTCTTAAATTCGATCCCTGCTACAGACCTTCCATATGTTTTATCATCTTCAATGTCACACTTCAGACTTAATCCACCCTCCCAGTCAGCAAAATCATGATAATTGTCTTCTTCGTCTTCATTCTGAATTTTCAACTCCAGAAGTTTCCCAAAGTTATACCAAGACACCTCCCAAATCTGAACACCAGCTTTAACATCTTTTCTATCAATGATATTCATGATTTGACGTTCTTTGGGAAGTAACTTTTTGATGAAATCAGCGTCAGCGTCAGGATCTCTTCCTAATTTTGATGTGTAATCACATCCAGCACATTTCTTTCCAAATGTTCTCGCTGTACAAACAAAAGACTGCTTTCCATCAGCACCAAATCCTCTATGAATCCAGAATCTTCGTTCGTAGTAATACGAACCTTCATCAGCCTTCGGATTCCCTTTTCCAACACAGTAATTCAAAACGTCAACTCTTTTGGGTTCAGCGTCCTTAATAAACCATATATTAGTATTTGCCGGCAATGCAAGACTTGATGGTTCAAATGCTCTCCTTTCTGTTGCTGCTCGTTTGACATTAGCCCCACCACTACCACGCTTCTTCCTCTTTTCTCGTTTGTCTCTCTTTTTACTCAAGAGCATTCTCCTTAATTCTCAGTTGCATTTCCATTCCTTTTATTCTCTGCAAGTTCTTTCCCTTTAAACCATCCAAATGCCCCCCATTTACTACAAAAGAAAATGACAAAGGGTGCCAATATCAATATCAACAATAAATAACATAGATTCATTTTTGTTTATCCTTTCTACATTTTTTAGCCACTTTGTCACCCCTCTCTTTCTCCAATCTCTCTCTCCCTTCTGAATCTGATCTTGGTGTAGAGAAATAGTTCTGACCATGTAGCTTCACAAGATTCTCTAGAGATGATCGTTTGTGATCTAATGCTCCAGTCATTGCAAACAACAAATTGACTTTGTATTGAGCGGAGTGAACTTTCTTTTGAGCTTTCATGTATTCGTCTTGCATAATGATTGTAGAGGCAATAACTGTTTCTGTTATTTTCTCTGGGAGATCGTATGCAGATGGATCCGAACGAATCAAACCATCTAATGTTGCCTTAACAGTTTTGAATGCAGCATCAGCCTCATCAAGTGCAAGTCTAGCATCAGCCAACTCAGAAGCATACTTAATGTAAAGACGTGGTTGCTTGCAGAATTCTCTGTCCAAGTCATTTTGATCTACATCTAAAACAGATTCGTCCAAAGACTCTCTAATTTCTTCTTTGACTTTCTTTGTATGCTTTTTACTACTGGATTTTTTTGTTCTCTTGGTCATGGATAATCTCCTTTGGTTTTGCTTGATTAATGCTCTACACTATTATCGTCATTTTCAGCTAGTTTGCTCGAAAAAAATCATTTTTTCGTCGTTTAATTGCGTTTTTAATGCGTCTCACGTCGCCTGTGAGCGACGATCTCTTGAAATGAGTATCATAGCTGCCCCTTTGCTCCTATTGTGTCTCATATCACATCCCATTTACGATTTCATAACAACAAGCAACCAATCCTGCTGCCTTACAATTAAACCAGTTATCTTCAAATACTCTAATAATTTGATAAGCTCTGTCATCCTTACGACCATTAATTAATATTGCTTTCGCATATCCAAGTATCATCCATCTCATTCCCTCTGCATCCTCCTTTTGTGTTTCTTTCAACACCTTAGCCATTTGAGCCCACGTTGTACGTGGATTAACTAAGGTACGTGCAATTTGAATGGCGGCGGCTTCTACAGAGGCTTCACTGATGGCCTCTAATTGATCTTTCTCTTTATCCAATAGAGCAATCTTATCTAAGAACACCAATGCATTTCTTGCAGAATCATCTGACAATGAAATGATTTTATCTATCACTGCTTTGGATAGCTTTATATTCTCTTTTTTACACACAGATTTAATTATTTCATTGATGGCAGTAGGAGGAAGTGGTTTGATTGGGAATATTGTACATCGAGAACGAATTGTAGCTATGAGTTTTTGTGGATCTGTGGTGCAGAGAATGAAGTAGACATGTGAAGGGGTGTCTTCAAGAATCTTGAGAAATGCATTTGATGCCTCTCCTGTCAACATATGACATTCATCCATCAACCATACTCTAGTTTTACCTTTCATAGGGAGAATGTGTGCTTTATGCTCTATTTCACGAATAGTATCTACACCACGTTTGTTTGCACAATTTACTTCCACAAAATCCCACTTGCTACAATTCAATTTCTTACGAATGATTCTACCAATTGTCGTTTTGGCACAACCCTTAGGTCCACACAAAAGAATTGT